ATCATATCTGTTGTGGCTGCACAGCCTCCCAAACCTAGAACCAAACTCAATAAAATAATTTTTTTCATAACCACAACCTATTTTATAAAACTCGAATATGCTAACAACGTGTGATTATTCAATTATTCATACATTGCCATGCAACCCAAGTAATATTTTGCTGAGAATTCATTTAACTGTTCTTCTTTTAATGAGGGTGTTGAGTAACTTGGTTGCTCATAAGCATCACGGGTAATTAAGTTGATAATTTTTTGCATATTTTTATCAGGGTTCTTTTTAAATGCATAATCATTAGCCTCCAATGCTTTCATTAACGGCATCCCATTTTGCTTTTGTTGCATAATTACATTTGCAATTTCCATTGTATTTCTACAGTTTTGCTCATGCTCATGCTCACTATCACTAACAGGTTGAGCTGGTTTAGCTAACACTAGTGCAGGTAGGTAAAACAACCCTATTAAAATTATCTTTTTCATACGAGTGCCTTATTTAGAAACCATAGCGAATAAAACTAACAGCAACCATCCAAATGCTATTACTTTTTCAAATTTTGTGTATTTTCTTTGAAGAGTAAACCATGCAAAAATGAAAGGGAAAATAAAAATGCCGATCCATAACAGAATAGTAACTAAGACGTTTCTTTTTTCTTTATCTGAACCTTCTTGTTGTATTAAGTGAATAGGGTCATTTAAAGTCCCTTTTGACTTTTTGTAGCTGGTATTTGTTGTATAAGAAAGACCAGTACCTGGAATACCTACTGTTGTGCGAGTACCCTTCTTACTTACATTTACACGTGCACCTTTCCCACCCACAGAAACACTTGATAGCCCTTTTTTACTAATATTGACACGGATTCCAGGAGCAATTTTTATACTTTTTCTAAAATTCAATCCCATCACATCACCTATCTAGAGCAGATCTTTTTAGAAGCACTTATTGAACCATCTTTGCAAACAAATTTGCTACCATCACAGTGACTAACTCCACCTTTACTACCTGAACACGGCTGTCTACCTCTTCCAGCTTCAGCAAAACTTAAAGAACCTAAAACTAATAAGATAGTTAAAATAATTTGTTTCATGAATTTCACCATTTGTTATAAAGTTTATGTAATTTAACAACTGGTTAATAATGGCGCAATAAAAAACCGCTATCTCTAGCGGTTCTTTGAATGTTGCTTACTATTTTTGAGTAGTTGGCTTAGAGGTTTGCTCGCCATTAGACGCAGGTACTTTGCGAAGTACTAGAATTACTAAAATGGCTGCTAATGTTGAGAATGCAGCTGTTGCAACCCAAGGATAACCAGCATATAGCGCATATACTGCTACACATAGAATCCCTATTCCTATCAACACTCCAAATATTAAACCAAGAAGGAATAATTGAGAGTTATGTTTTTGATTCTCAATGTTTGCAGTGTTGATGCGCTTATTTTCTGCCATTTGATGGCGAGCCACTTCATGACTCATAGTCTGTTCATTCTCAACAATCTGCATTAAACGACTAGCTAGACCAGGTTGGATTTCTTCAAATGCCTTAACCAAATCAGGAGGCGGGTATGGTGAGTAGCTTTCCGCCTCTTCCACAGCAACTGATACATCATTGCCATTTTTTGTTGCGATGCCACGTTTAGTTCGACGATGTTGAGACATTAATTAGGTATTTATAATGAGTTAAGTTCAGGTTGTTTACTGCGCAAGTCACATGCGATTCTGTTGGTAGCTTTTGTCATGTTTTTACCGACTGCTTCCCAATGTTTTGCTGCATTACCAATTGGTCGCGGATCTTCCATTTTTGCAGGCTCAACAGCATGTACTGGGACACGAGGTGCTAATACAAAAGCTGCTAGCAGACCTTCTGTAAAGTACTTCATACCTTTGTTCATTTTTTATCGCCCTTATATTTAATGGGTGTCATAAAACATACAATTTTTATGACAGAAAAACCCTCTTATCATTTGATAACAGGGTCTCTATAGGAACAAGGGTACGCACTAATGACATTTCTGTCAATAAGGAATCTTTACGGGAATGTCAAGAGAATAGGCGTATTATGTAACATCAAGTGCGCTATATCACGTCGCAAAGTCTAAGTTATGTACCGTACGTCAGCACTTAAGTCTTCGTCGCTCGTTGCGTCGACTTCTTATGCGCCTCATCCAAGAACATATCGTCGAGTGTAAAGATACAGTCATTAAAGATGTATCGTTCAACTGGCAGATCATATTGCTCCACATAAGCATTAATTGCTGCAATATCTAACGCCAGAGGAACACTTTGTTCATAGCGTCTAGATCGTGCAATCGTGTTATATGCAGACAGAATTGCATTAGCTACATAAGAATAGTCAGGAGCATCAGGAAGCTTTACGCCGAGTGCTTCTCTTTGCTTTTTTTGGTGGTCCGTGAGCCCCGCGTACTTGTTCGCGTAGGTGTAGAGGGTTGTGACTTTCCCACAACATCATCTCGATATTGGTTCGCATCTGATTGAATCTTTTCAGATTCAGTGCGGATAAATGACCATAGAGAAACACCTAAATCGCCCATGTTAAGCAATTTCGTAGCGTTCTCTGCATTGTATGCAGGTTCGGACTTTAACTGTTCGCCATTAGGACCTTCTTCGACAAATACAACACCCTTCCAGTCTTCAATTAAATGGCATGCAACTGCTTCCAATAGTAATTCATGAAAGAGTTTGTCATCGGGTGAAGCTTTAGCAACATCAAATCCTTTAGCTGTGATTTGGTTATTCGCACGTTCTAAAGCTACTTGATAAGGCTTATATCCAATGCCTCGGATTTTGAACTCAGCAAGTACATTACCTTCTTCATCTTTATATTCGCGCCACAAACTAACGTCTTTATTTCTTTGAATATTGACTTCAAGAGCCATGTTATATCTCCAAATAAGAAGGCAGCAATAAAGCTGCCAAATCAGTATTAAGGTGTTACAGGTGCAATCACACGAGTAATAACCGGTGATACACGAATATGGTTGTAATTAATGTCGACTGTGATGGTGTCTTCTCCACCGCCATCAGGGTGATTAGCTTCAGCCACTTCTAATTGTGGGAACTGGAAGGCATATCCATTACCTGCATCATCTTCAATAGAGAATTCTAGCGGCATGGTGTCACGGGTTTTAATGAAGTCGATATAAGCTGCTGATTGCGCAGAGAACATGTATTGAGTGTTAACGGTTACATCTACAATCTTTTCTAGATAAGTCATTGCAGTGAGCTTTTTAGAGCCAATACAGCGAATTGCTTCCATGTTGTTGTTAATAGTCAATTCAAGAGACTGCATACAAGCAGTGCCGACCACAGTTTCACCATTAACTTTAAGATCACCAACGTTAAGCGCTGAAACAAGGACTAATTCAGGGACTGGTAAAGGCGAAATAACAGGGTTTGTAGTTGTACGCTCAAACAGAGTGCCCATCAAGCCAAATGTAGCTGTGATTTTGCCAGTAGTAGCAATAGACATCGTAGCTTCATTTATGCGTACACCACGGTAAATAAATACCTGGTTAATATCTTCAAAAACTTTGACGAAGGTAAATGTCTTTCGCACATTACCGCCAAAGTTAAGAACATCACTGGCCCAGTTATTCATTGCAACTGCTGACCAGAAGTCATCGAAGAGACTAACGGACAATTCAGTCTCGAGGCTCCCCACAACTTCTGCTTCAGTTGCAAAACCACCTTGACGGAATCGCGAATCGACCACACTGCTTGATGATTCAGTGGTGACGTTTTCAGTTAAACCATCAGTCACACGACGAACGGTCTTCCAAACTGGAGTAGTTGGTAATACTTCGGGGGTTTGTTCCTCTGCATAATAGAGGCGAATCTTTGCACCACTCGACATGGTTTTCTCCTTAATTTTCGGGCATTAAAAAGCCCTCGAATTGAGGGCGTTGGATGTTTAAAAAAGTTAATTAACCCTAAAGTTAATCGTCACCATAAATTCATAAAAATCAGATGTTCCAAGTGGCTGGATAGACCCCTGTAAGAGTTCTAGATTTTCCTTTCTATAGAATTCAAAATGCTGAAGTAATTGATCAGCCATTTGCGTTATCTGAACTTCATGTGTTTCGGGCCTGCACATAAGTCTGATTTGAACTATTCCCGTTCTTCTTACACATGGGGCGTCCCCAATAGCAGCCACTATAGAACCACCCCAATTAATATAGATGGCGGCCCATATACCTTCAGTGGGTACATTAATTAGTTTTGCATTGGGATATTGGATCCTGGATTGCTCAAGATAAGGGAAAGCCATCATACGCTCAATTATGAACTTTCTAGCTTGGTCAAAGTTGTTTGCCATATTAGTCCCCTAACTTACTAAACTTAGTAATCCTTTATGTAATCAATTGCATTTGTGACGATGAATCTATTTGCTGTATGAACTTTAAAACACTATTCGGAATTTTTGAGAAGCATTCAGTGTGTCCTTCAAATTTAATATTTGGCTCATATTTGTGGGGCTTCAACATTCTGTGTAGAGTATTTTCAAGGTCATAGATAAATCCAGCTTCTGACTTTAAAATAAGTAATGGATTGATTTTATAAGGAAGCGCACACTTTCCTGAGAATCTCCTCTTTAGATCTAAAGCAGTCATTCCAACCTTAAAGAATCTTTCGGACCCCTTTGTCATCTCAATTAGGTAAAGGGATGATTTATTGTCATATTTCGCACAGAATCGAATATAGTCTGA